GCTGATTAAATAAACAAAGTTTGTCATAATTTCTTTCTAACTAATTTACTATTCCAAGCGTGACGGCAATGGTTAATGTGTACGTCGGTGTCAGGTATTGTGTACCACCCACCTCTTTCTTTCCACACATCTCTATCAACACGGCTTGAAATCGTGTCAATTTCTGTACGTGTGTAATATCTATTTAACCCTATCAATTGACGGCAAAAGTCACGACTTGTATCTATCAATTCAGGTTCACCAGTAAAGGCAGCATCTAAGCCATACTCATAACGTAATTCAATTTGAGTGTCTACTGATTTAGAAAGTTCACGTGTACCTTTTGTAGAAGTTGAAAGTTTGCCATTGTCTGAATTAATTAAGCCATCGTCAATCATTTGAGTGATTGCATCCATTACCTTTTGAGCGTCGATGTTAACGTACTTTGCAATTTCACCTACTGTTATACCATCGTTTGCATTTAAGATTTGTAGAATGGCAGTTTCTGATGCACTTGCAAATTCAAACTTACAAAGTTCATAGTCATTCTTTGACACCCCACACTCAGCAAATAAATTTAAAACATCTTGATCGCTTTGCTTTTTAGACATTGCAACTTCTTCAAGAATTTCAAAACCTAATTCTGCTCGAACTTCGTTTTTGTCAAGAATACCTTTTTCAAATAGTAAAATATAATCTTGTCCAATTGGTGGTTTGTTAGTAGTTTTTAATTTAGCATCAGCCATATATTGAAAAACCACATTAAAAGACGAATCCTTTATTTTTTGGCGTGGTTCAATATAAGAAGTTTGGAATAACTCGTAACCTTCGATTATCTCATTACGCTGACCTAATGTACCGGGTGTTGCAATTCCAAAAATAACGGGTGTGCTTACTCTATGCCCTACAAAGATTTCTTCTTGTACTTGGTCGTTCAGTTGTTGAAATTGTTTGTCAAAGTCAGACGGTTGTAAGTTGGTAATTTCTGCGGGTTTTTCGTTCTGCTCATTATACATAATGATTAACCCACCACTTTCTTCAGCTTCTGCACCTTGATAATTCTTTTTGAAACGACGTTTTGCAATTCGCATTTCTTCAGGCGTTGGTTGACCCTTAAACATTTGAATTACTGTTTGTGCAAAGAAACCATTTTTGATATTGCTCAAATAGTAGTTACCTATCTCTACGTCTATCTCTATATACTTTAAAGCACCTATATAAGATGGCAAAGGGTATTTCCCTTGACCAGCTCTATACATTTTAAATGCATATACTTGTTTATTTTCCCTTGTTGTTGGGTTAAATAAAGGATATTCAACTACGGCTTCACGGCTATTTGACCAGTCTTCTGAGTAATAGGCACAATCTTTGCTTAATCTAACATTCTGAAAGGGCAAATGATAAAGTTCTGCAATCTCTGTTTTGGCTTTATTCCAAATAACTTCAATATAATAGCCATCAAATAGTTCAAAATCTTGTGAAATCTTAGTATTAAAAGACTCATAATCTTCAAAAGCGTTAATATTTCTTAACTTGTCAAATGCTTTTGCCTTGTTTAGCGTGTCATCTGCATAAATTTCAAATGATTCACCAGCAATATAAGATGATTTTTGGTTGACAATAGCGTTATGCTTAGGGCTTTTGTTGTATAAATCAATCAATTTTTGAGGGTATAAGTTATCCTCACCAAAAGTTGTGTAACCCTTTGTTTTATTTTCTTTAAATGTAGGCAATGAAATACCAGCAAAAGAAAGTCTATCGAGTGCGAACTTATTGTTTTCCATTATTTCCAAATTTATCTACTGATGTAAATCCTAATGTTAGAATGACCACCCATTCCACGCTCTCTATTAGTTTATCGGTGTTGTGGTAAACCATCGCCCCAATTAAAGCAAAGCCACCGACAATGCCTATAACTCTCTTTGAGCTAAATTCGCCTTTATCACCTTTGAATATTTCAAATATTTTCATAAATTGTTTGTTTTTTTTATGTAGTAACGTATTGCAAATAACCCCGAAATGATAGCCACTAAACCAGCCAACGCCGAGATAATAGGTTGAGCCGTTGTGCTAATGGATGCAAAGGCACTCACTACTGAAATTATGCTGCTACTATCGGCTGCCGTGTCGTTAAATTTTGTCATTTTTTTTCTTCTATTGTTTCTGAATAGCCTTCAATAGCATTTAAATAGAACTTAATTTCATACGAATAAACTGCCAAAAGTGAATCGCTTTGCTTTTGTTGGCGTTCCATTTTGTGCAACCTATCGCCCATTTTTATATTCTCATTTTCACACTTTGATATAATGGCTTTTTTTGTATTCTCAGAATCGTAGTACAAATAACCCACAATTAAAAGCATACAAAAAGCCACCGCAGCTATGGGGTTCTTTTTAAATTCTTCAAAGGAAATTGGTAGGCTCATTATGCTGGGAATGGTGGTTGTATTACTTCAAATTCAGTTGGTTCACTAAGCACTGGCAAAAGTGATTCATCAAATGTAATATACCAAAATTTTGGTTCGTTTAATTCTGCAAAATTATAACTTATCCAATGCTGAGTTATATCCGTTGGTGTTTTTGGAATTCCGTAGAAAGTATCGCATTGCGTTTGTGATGCAATGGCTTCTTGTTCTGTTTGAAAAATATATCCGTTAATAAATGCCATAGTATGAGTTTATGTTAGTGTTAATTGCAGAACTATTAGAACCTTGATTAGAACTATAAATAATTATTTCTTGTAAATCTAAATTGGCTGTTCTTGCAATAGAATATGGAAATTCAGTCAAATTATAATTACCACCACCAAATGAACCTCTTGAACCTATACTAATATTGTTTTTAAAAATTTCAGATGTTGTTAATTTATCTATAATGGCACTATATAACATTTGTGTATTAATTGGTAAATTATTACTTATAGTAATACTTCCATTATTTGCAACTATTTGAGTCAATTCGTAATCAAGCCACATATAATCAACAGCTCCACTTCCTAATACTGCCTGATTTCCCGTAGCCGTTTTATAATAAGTCATAAATAAAGAATACAATGTAATTGATATTCCACTACTAAAAGACCAATTTTGTGTTGGTGATGCAATTATTGTGGGCTTAGAATTTAGTGTTAATACATTTCCGCTGCTTACAATTTGTGGTTGATTTACTGCTGTTGCTTGTGTTGCATTTCTGCCATTTCCACTTTGGTCATACCAAGTTGTAACAAATCCATTATCTAATGCACCCGTTCCAACAAAAGCAAGTAAAGCGGCAGTATCTAAATTACCAGTTGCGTCAAATCCAATATTTTGTTCGGTTAAATCTGTACGCCTTACACGAATAGCACTACCAGTGTAGGCAGTCCTTAATTTACGCAAAGAATATGCTGCTGCTGCATTTGGATATAAATCTAATAATACTGGAGTATCACCTGAAATACTGGTATTACCTACACGAATACCTAAGCTAACCCCAAACATTACTCGTTGTATAAAACGATTGAACCGCTTGTTAACGTAATTGATGTGATGATTTGTTCTTCAGGCAAAGTAATAAAAATACCTTGCTTTAAAGTAACACCAGTTAAACCAAGTTGAGTCATTAAAGATGTACCATCGAAAGAAATAGCAGATACTACTGCGTCACTATTAACGACAAAGCCCCTAAATCGACCCGTGTTTGCTGATGTATTACTGATTACTTTGCAACCAGTAAAACCAGCCATGAATTCGTTTGAATTACTCATATATTTTTTCTATTAATGTTGGATTATATTCGTCTGTTGTTGTACTTGATAATTGAACTTTTAATATTCCACTTTCTACTTGCTCATTTGCAAGTGCTGGGTTTAAATTACTTGGTGAAGTTTGAGCATAAATTTCGTACATATACTCACCTTCAAAAAAATCGTATGTGTTTTCGTTAATTGAAAACTTATTATAACGCTCGGTAAAAGTGCTAACATCACTTAAAATAAAAGCATACGTTTTATTCGTTTGTCTATGTGTTAAATAAAACAAAAACTTTGGATTGCTTATTGTGACCTTTTCGGTCAATGTTAAGTACCAAAACTTTGTCTCTCCCTTAGTGATTAATAGCATTATAAGTATATTAGCAAATAAAGTAATTTGTTACAATAAAAAAGGGGTGACCTAAGCCACCCCCCACATATGAAACAAGACAGAAATTAAAGCCCTAATGTAGTTACTACAGAAGACTGCAGCTTGTATGGTGCTTCGATATCCATAGCCTGAAGTGTAACTTCATAACCAGTAGAATCACCAAACGCAGCACCAGTATTTGCAACCATTGAACTAACATCACAACCTGACTCTTTACCTACCAACCAATACTCATCGTTGTTGGTTTTTACAATGGTAAATACACGTCCTTGAGCTAACAATTTTAACTCGTTACGCTTAGCAGTTGACAACCTACGCAATTTGAAAGCCACGTCACATTGGTTAAAAACCGTGCCGTTTTCAACGCTTACGTTGGTTGTGTTAGTCATTGATGCAGTCGCCTTAGGGATGTCATAAGTGTAAACATCCCCACTTGCTACTGATGTTGCCGTAACTTCACCACTTGCTACTGTAAAGCCAGTTTTAGCCCAGTTAACAAGATAGATAGATTTAACGCCACCAACTGCATCTTTGCAATCAAGGGCAAAACTTTGAGAAATTAAACACGGCATATCTTATATAGATTAAAGGGTGAAATAAACTACTTCGTCAGGGAATGCAATCTGTACGCCATACTTCATTTTAGCTTTGAAATATACGTTTTCAGAAATTGGGTCGAATACAAATTTATATTGTTCTTCCTCATTTGCAAGGTCAGTACCTACAAATAAGTTAGTCAAATGAGTTGCAACCAATTTGTCAGTTCCATCCAAACCACCAACTGCGATTAATTTCATGTTAGTACCTGGGATAATCATATCCATCATTCCAGCTTCTGGCATATAATGGTACAAATTAGCGTTCTTCAAGTTAACTAAGAACTTTTTGTAGAAGTCAACTCCACAAAAACAAACCAAGTTTTCTTTACTTGCAATTCTTGATGGAATAGCAGCGTAGATAGCGTCTAAGATGTCATCAGCGTTTGAAGTTGTAACCGCAGTTGCAGTAATTGTATTTCCACTAATAGGGTCACCAGAACCACCAAAGCCCAACGCAGTCAAGATAGTTGTAAAACCATCAAACTTGTTAGTGTTAGGGTTAGTGTTAGATGTTGCAACAGTTCCTTGCCAAATAGCAATTTCCAATTTTTCAGCAATCACACCAGCTTTCTCAGAACCAATAAGTTCTTCAAATGGCAATGCTACTGCAGAACCTGGTGCAATTTGTGTTTGCATCCATTTAGCTTCCAAAGTTTTAGGGCATAAAGTTTCTTCAACTGCAAGGCGACCTACTGTTAAAGTTCTTTGTGTGAAAGTTGTTAAACCAGACGGGGTCAGACCACAAGAATCGTTTTGGAAATAAACGTCTGAAGATAGAATGTTAAGAGTTTCAGCAGATTTGATACCTACTTGAACTTGACCAGCATCGTACATTAAACGAGCCGTTTTACCACCAAACAAGGCTTTGCTTAATAAATTAAGACTCTGCTCATTGGTGTAATTTGCGAGTGATGATACTACAAATGACATATTTTTATTTTTTCTTTAGTTGTTGTGCGATTTTTACAATGTTTGCAAATTGTTGTTC